TTAAATAAAGAGAATAATATATCATCTCATCAATCAAATAATAATATTATATATAACGAGCAACCGCTCGAAAGTGATGAGCGAGTGATTGAAGAGGCTAAAAAGAGTGTTAGTTCTCGGAAGAAATACAATACACAGTATTTCAGAGACAGCTTTGGGTATACCCGAGTCAGTAAGAATAAACAAGTAGAGCTTGATAAATGGATTAAGTATGCAGTCGATATATGCTTAATGCCTTCCGATGTAAAATTGTATGTTGGGAAAATAAGAGTAACAGCAGGAGAGGTTGCTCAAAGATTAAGTGAGTTGAGGCATGAGCATATTCAATATATCTTTGATAGATTAAGTCAAGTTAAGTATCCTACAAATCATCAGAAGTATATACTGGCCGTATTGTACAATGCAAAAGAACAATATGAAAGCAGCAAGTCGACGTTCACTGGTGGAAATAATATGCAAGGTCGATATGTCATGCCTATGCCAGATTATTTACAAGAGAGAATGAACAATATGAACAATATAGGTAGGAAGAGTAAAGAAAGAATTGTTACTGAAGAGGATGAAGCAACATATAATGCTTTAATGCAGGAATTACACGGAAAAGAACGCAGTGATGTTTGATGATAATTTCTATTTAGGAGGTTATCGATTTGGAGTTTGTTGAACCGTTAAGAACTCAAGAAGAACTAGATGCAATGAATTATTATTTTAAGAGTAGGAGTGAACGTGATTATTTGCTTTTCTACATGGGAATCAATGTAGCGTTTAGAATAAGTGATCTCTTAGGACTGAAAGTTGGAGATGTCAGAGGTAGAGATAAAGTCAGAAGACGTGAGATGAAGACTGGAAAGTTAAGAGAGATGATTATATTACCTAAATTAAAGCGAGTGTTAGAGGAATACTGCTTTAATAAAGATGATGAAGAGTATTTGTTCAAGTCAACACGTTATAAGAACTCAAATAGACCAATTACAAGAACTCAAGCTTATAGAATACTTAAAACTGGTGCGAAAGAGTGTGGGATAAAGAATATAGGTACTCACAGCTTCAGGAAAACATTTGGATATCATTTCTACAAAGAGAGTAAGGATGTAGTAACGCTTATGAAATTATTCAATCATCATGATCCTAGTATAACATTAAGATATATAGGAATTGAGAGAGATGAAATGAGTAAAGCAGTAAAGAAATGGGGTGGACTGTAACCTCATTTATATTTAAAACTATACTATGTAACCATTAAGGAAAAGATTACATTGTATAAAACAGAGTATATTCTAAACGCTGGTAATAGGGCGGTTAGGATATATATATCATATGTAACAGTTTATAAGATATGTTACATATATATTTAATAAATCAATCATTCAATCATTCATTCAATAATAAAAATTAAAGGAGAATAATAAATGACTAATAACGTAGTTTTAGTAGGAAGATTAGTAAGAAATGTTGAGTTAAGACAAACATCAACAGGTAAGGAAATGACTTATTTTACTTTAGCAGTAAATAGGAATTTCAAAAATGAACAAGGGGTACAAGCTGCAGATTTTATAGGTTGTGTTGCATTTGGAAAGACTGCAGAGAATATGGCACGATTTTTGGGTAAAGGAAGCTTAATAGCTGTAGAAGGTAGAATCTCTACAAGGAATTTCCAAGGTAATGATGGTAAAACTGTTTATGTCACTGAAGTAGTAGCAAGTAGTATAACTTTCTTAGAGAGTAAGAAGCAACAAGGGAATACTAATCAATATGGACAAACACAAAATGGTGGTTATAGCCAACAAGCTAATAATGATTTTGGAGGATTTGAAGATAATATTGATTTTAATATGGGGTGGAATCCATTTCAGGAAGATTAGTTAGAGGTGTAAAGATTTGATTAGTGAGAAGTTTAAGGAATATATTTTTATTGATGAAGAGCATGAGATATTTAAGGGGAGAATGGTTAGATATAGATTTCCTAATGGATATGGTGCTTCAGTGATAGAAGGTGAAAAGAGTTATGGGTTAGAGCTTGCAGTATTAGAATTTTCTGAATCAGAATATGGAGATACAGCATCAGAATTTACAGATGATGTAATAGGTTTTATAGATGATGAAGAACTAGATGAAATATTAGAAAGGATATCAAGGTTAGGAGAAGATGGGAAAGAAAAGAGTTAGAACTACTTTTGGATATAGCAAACCTGGTCAAAAGAAATTAACTCGTAATCAGGCTGCTGAATTAGCATTAAGTGAAATTGAAGAAAGTTACACTAGACGATTAGAAAGAGAAGTTAATCTTAAGGTTGCTGATTTCATAGGAGATTTTTGTTTAGCGTTAGCGTGGAGCTTACGAGCAAATCATAATTATGGTGCAAAACGAATTGAAAGAACTATTAGAGAAATGTTTGCAGTTGTTAGTGATGCGAAAATGAAAGAAGCTGGATTCTTTTTATTTGATCTAGGAGAAACTAGAGAACAATTACTAGCTGAAACAGGATTAGATATTGAACCAGTTATAGTAGATGAAGTAAATAAACATATTGAGAGAGCAAAAGAGTTTGCAATAAAAAGTGGAGTATTCAAAGAGAAAGTAGAGGTATAGAGAATGAATAAAAGACAAGCAAAAAAATTAGAATTAAAGAATGAAATAAGTGATATTAAGAAAGATTATAAATTACAAGATAAAAAACTAGATGCATTGAATAAGATGAATAGTAATTTTTTTAATGAAGTTAACAATATCATGAAACAATTTGAGAAGCAGGAGAAATTATTAAAAGCTAATAAAGAGAGTTTAGCTAATGTTATACAAGCACAGACTTATTTAGATATGGAGAATAGTAAAAGAATGACAGATTTAAATGATGTAATTAGAAGACAAAATAATCGTATTTGTATATTACAGTATAGCATATTTGCAATGGTAATTTTAATATCAATAGTGTTTATTTTAGAGTTGATTAAGTGGTTGTTATAGGAAATATAGTAATATTTGAAAGAGTAGAGGAAATGAGAAAATGTTCGATGAAATATTAATAGCAGTTTACTTAATTCTTGTAGGTGCTTTATTCGGAGCAGTGATTAAGGATGTTAGTTTGGATAAGATTAGAGATGAAAATTTAGTATTAAAAGCAGCTAATGCACAATTAAAAGAACAAGTAAAAGAACTAGATTATAAACAAGCAAAATTAACTAAAAAAATAGCTGAATTGAATGGAATTGGAGGATAAGAGATGGTTAAAAAGATATGGGATAACATAGAGATAATATTAATCACATTATCAATGTTGTTAGCAATGTTTACAGCAGGATTGATATTAGGTGTTTATGTATCAAGCAACACTATAGAGGAGCTTTCTAACGATAATATCGTTAAAGAAAGGACTATACAGCAACAAAAAGAAAAAATTAGACAGTTGCAACTGCTAAAACAGTATAAGGAGATTTATGGGTAATGGATATTGTAGACATTTACTTAGAGTGTAATGACTTTAAGGAAGCAGTGAGAAGAAGTGGACTACCTGCTTACGTTGCACATATTAAATTGTTAGGTAGTGGAGTGTTAAAAATTAGAGATAGGATTGAATATGGTAATCGTGCAGGTATGTTAGGTGCAAAAGCTGAAGAATTATTCCAAAAGTATGTTCCTACAGCAATTGATGCTAATTCACTTTACAGAAGGAATAATCCAGGATTTGATTTTGAATACAAAGGATTAACTATAGACGTAAAATATTCATCACTTAGAAATAACAGTAAAGCTCCTCATAGACAATGGGGAATTAGATGTAAAGGTGATAGAGATTTTATTGTCGCATTCTTAGAAAGAGAGCCAAACTCTGAATTAGATGATCCTATTATATTAATCATACCTTATGGGATGTTAAGCTTTTTAGCTGAAAATACTTTACATTTCTTTGAAAATAATGAGATATTTCTAACTTATCAAGTATTACCTGAACAGTTAAGAGAGATATTAGAAGAATATGCAAATTTAAAAGAACAGGGGTTGATATAGTTTGATTGAACATAATAATAGAGATATAGCTAAGAAACACGCTGAATATATCACAGGTAAGGAATTAAGGCAATATGTGGCGGAAAAAGTAAAGAAATATGTTGGTGAAAATCCTACAGTATTTGATGGTGCAATTGGTAGCGGTCAGTTAGAACAATTTATCAAACCAAAACATTTAATAGGTGTAGAGATACAAAAAGCATCCTGTGATACGTTTGAAAAGAACAGTGATCTATTTCCGAATAGAAATATTTATAATATGAGTTTTTTTAACTTCTATGAAGATGTAACGGCTGATTGTATCGTTATGAATCCACCATTTTCGATTAAGTTTAAAGACTTATCAGAAGAAGAACAAACTAACATTCAAAATGAATTTCCATGGAAAAAAAGCGGTGTAGTTGATGATATTTTTATTTTAAAATCATTAAACTATACAGAACAATTTGCTTTTCACATTTGCTTTCCTGGAGTTGCTTATAGAAAAACTGAACAGAAAATGAGAGATTTAATAGGAGATAGGTTAGTTGAATTAAATCTAATTGAAGGAGCATTTGAAGATACACAAATACCAGTATTATTCTTGGTAATTGCAAAAAGTGGAGAGTGCACAGAGGTGCATAAAGAAGTATATAATTGTGCTAAAAAAGAGATTGTATATTCCGAAATTTGCACTAATAAAGATGATAAATGGAGCACACCAACTATTCCTCAAGAAAAAGAAATAATTGATATAGACGCCATAAATTCTAGTTTAGATGAATTAGTGATAAGTAGGTTGGAGAATCATTTAAAGGTAACTTTAGGATTGATTAGAGAGTTTAAAGCTGACATTGATTATTTAAGTTTTATTGATAGAGTTGAGAGTCTATGTCAGGAATATAGGTTAGCTTATAGTTTTGGTGTTAATAGTTTTGGAGATTATTAAAAGAGGTAATATATGAAAATGAATAATAAGAATAAAGAATTCGAAATAATATTCACAATGAAAGATGATGAAACAATTTGTGTTAAGGCGGATAAAAATACTGTTGATAATGTTTATAAATTACATAAAGATTTAGACGAGATCAAAGGAAATATAATACTAGATTTTAACGGAAAGAAAATTGACTTGAGAAAAGTAGACTATTTTAGATGGTATATGATTTAGGAGGAGATAAATGTCAAATTTAGCGATAGTTAATTGGAGTGATTATTTTATGATAGATGTATGCGACTTAAACGGGAAATTAAGATTTTCTTATTTGTTGAACAATACTGGTACTAAAAGAATAATATTAAAAGTATCTGACAAAGAATTAGAAAATTTTAACTACTTTGTAGCATGTTTACAAGAGTTAGGAAATGAATTAGGTGTAGTGGAGGAATAATGATGAAACAACCGAAAGTATATGTTAAGAGTTTAAACATGGTATTACCTGTAGAAGTGATTAATTATCATGAAAAAATAGTAGAAGTTTATTTTAATGACAATGCAGATAATGTACCTTATAATTTTGATGAAGTTGAATTCATTTACGGTACTGGTATTAAAGATAAAAATGGGAAAGAAATAGAACATGGAGATATTTTGAAAACAGAGTTTGCAGGTATTCTCCCTATAAAATTTCATAATGTTTATGGTTTTTATGCAGTTAAAAAAGATGATAAATATTGGTTTGCAGAAGAAACAGAGGATGAAGTTAATGAAACATTATCAAAAACAGAAGTAATTGGTAATATTTACGAAAATAAAGATTTATTGGAGGACTAAAAGATGAAATGGCACAAAGTATATTTAAGGAAAATGACTGAAGAAGAAAAAGAATTTTATAAAGGAGATTTTGAAGAAATATGGGATGGTGATATACCTGAACTTGGAGAAGAAGTGCTAGTAACTATCCCTTTGTCTTCTGGAGAGTTTACTGATACCTCTATCGATACGTGGGAAGAATTTGATGAAGGATTAGGTTTTGAAAATACTGAAAATGATGTTATTTACTGGATGGAATTACCAAAATATAACGGAGAATTAGAGAATTAGGAGGACTAAAAATGACTAACAGAATATATTTAGAATTAAAATATAAAGATGCACAAATTATAAAACATGCATTACAAGAATATGTTAAGAGATCAGATGTGAAAAATGAAACAGATATTGAAGAAGAATCAATATTACTTAATAGCATTGAAGAAGAAGTTAACCTATTCAAGAGTAAGAATGGAATTAAGTAAGAGGTAAAAGAGTATGGATGAATTAATGAAAAA